GATTTTCTATTGTGTATAAGTTAGCCATTGTTAGCCACTTCCTTTCGTTATTTTCTTACTCCGTAAGTCTATCAGAATTAGCAGACAAAATCAAATCGCCACGCCGTAAATCTCAGAATATGGACAGGTTTTTCTGTGATCTTAAACACATCGTACTTAAAGCGACACGCCGTCTGCGCCGAGTCAACTCGGGTTTTTTATTGCAATTTATTTTTATGTTTTATTTTTCTTGAATAATTTTTCTTTGATGGAATTGCAGTCGCAGCATTACTACGACGCAACTCTTGAATGCGAATTATTTTATTTTTTATTTCTTTTATCATTTATTTTCCATAACTGATTTGATAATTTCTAATTGTTCAATTGTGAGAAGTGCAGAAGCACTACCCCACATTTTAGGATAATTATTTTCTGTTAATTCTTTAATTTCTTTTAACAGATTATTTTTAATTTCAAAGTCATTCATTATTTATATTCCCCTTTCAGGATAAGTTCATCTAACCTTTTGGCTAGAGGGTCTATTTCTTCATCTGAGAGATAGTTTTCTAATTCTAATTGTTTAACAAAGTCTATCATTTAGACACCTGCCAAGATGTCCACATTGGTAGACGTTCAGGGTCAGTATCGTTATACCAACGCTCAATATTATTTTCGCAAACTTCACAAAAAGTGAATTGCTCATCATTAACGTCTGAGATAGCAGACTTATTTGGAACGTGTGTTTTACACACTTGGATTATTACATTTGAGTTCATTAGAACTCCTTTCTAGTTTGAGAACCTTTCTCAACTTTCTTTATACTAGAAGTATAACAGCGACCACTGACATTTACTGACCAGTAACCAGGACAAAACGGACATATGGGATTGTGATGTATATCATGTGGATAACTCACGCTCAATTCTTAGTGTGATGTGCGTCATGTGGATAGTCTACAACGAGGTCTGGCGTGTCGTGCCCCGAGCCAATGTCCGATTTGTCTTGATTGTCTTGTGGTGTAACTCACATGCGACACGCCGTGTTAGGACTTGACTTTTAGGATTATCTATGATAGGATACTCCTATAAATAAATAAAGAAAGATAGTCTCAATGAGCCTACCAAATAAACCTCAACAAGAGGGTGAGCGTAGCGAATAAGTGGGGTATATCACACCACGACACTAGGGAAATACCCCCAAAATGTCAGTAGTATCTGATAGGATACTAGTATCAAGGTTAATCAAGGTGATTAACTTAGTAAAAAGAAAGGTAGTTAAAATGACTACACTAAATACAATAACATTAGAGCCTAACCATGTTATGGCTTCATCTAATACAGGAAGCCCTATGGTCTTTCGCAATACAGTAGGCAACTACATTAGCCGCAAGGCATACTTAGAAATGCTTGCTACTAAGCAAGGTGTGGTATCACACCGCTATCTATCACCTAACGAAAGCCGTTGGGTTATGAATAACATGAAGGAGTCTAACTAATGACTATCACTTACTCACTATGGCAGGGTGGCAATTTGCTATCCGTAGGCAATAAGGCTAGCAAGCCTGAAGAAATCTTAGCGGTTATCGCTGAATTAAATAAACTAGGTAAGGGTTTCACTTACAACATTAGAGAAGTAGAGGTTAAATAGTTATGGAGTTTTATATTAACTTAGACTTTATTAGTATCTATGCTGATAGCATAGGACTACAAGTAGAGTTACCTACATGGTTACTCGTTGGCTCTATCGCATTAGTTTATTCTATTAGACTAATTAGAAACGATAAGTAGTGGCTGAGTATTCTGCTGAGCAACTGAGAAGGCAAGCCCACCTAGAAAATGGTGGGACACTTGCTAACTATGATAGGGCACACTATACAGAGTCAGAGTAGTGTGCTCACTATTTTTTTTTATTTTTTATTTTTAAAATCACATATCATACATCTAAGAAAAATATTCAGATTTTTGTAAAATGAAAATTTTTTCAGATTTTATAGTCAGAAGATGCTTCTGGATAGGAGCCACTATCTTCCAGAACGAATCCGTTTTCTCTATCAAATAAGTTATAATCCATAGAGATAATCTTAAACTGTTCACCAATTGCCAGCAGCACTGAAGGTAGATTTAATTCTCCGCAGGTATACAAATCAAACTGCATTAACCCTGGATCCGCTTCATCCCATATATGAAACGCTATATGGCTAGTCTCAATCATTACAATAGCCGTTAGGCCCCGATTGCCTGGTTTGTCAACATAAGAAGCAAAAGGTCCTTTAATAATTTTCATATCTATGCGATCAACTAATTTCTCTAAGAAGGCCATTGCCTGACCCTCAGTCTTCATAGGCTTCTCAACTCTGGCATTAATCAATAAGTGTTTGTGAAATAACATACTTCCCCCATCTTTGTCTATTAAGTATACAGCATTAGGGTATAATTTATCTATGTCATTCTTAGATAACCTTGAGGCAACTTTGTTCCCAGAAGAAGCGGGTAACGGAGAAATTATTCAAGACGAAATACCATTTGAAATAGAAGAACGTTTAAATAAAGAAGCAATAGAAAAATATAACGAACGTTTAAAGTACATGGAGGAACATGGAATCTAAATATCCTGACTCATGGAATAGACATACTCCAAAAGGGATGAACATCCTAAGCGAAACAACTAAGTCAGCAAAATGTTGTGATACCTGTGAGTGTGGTCAGACTGAAGAAGAAAAGTTTAATAAATTAATGGAAACTCAAACTTCGTTTGAAGAATAGTTAAAACTTGTAAGGTTCTTCATCAACCAAGTTTTTCTTTATTTCAGTTAAAATTTTTTCTCTATATCCAACATTTTTGAATCTTTCATATCTTTTAGATAGGCTGTCTCCAAGTCCAAAAATAGAAGAAGACCATGTACTTGCATTTGAATAACGGAATAGTGTTTCAGTAACGTTAAATCTTTTTAATATAACAGGTCTGTCTGTTTGAAACTCAACATAAAAAAGTGGCTCATTTTCTTCAAGATGTATTTCTCCTTTATTTTTCCAAAGTTGAACTTCAAAGTTAAAAGGGCGAAACCATTCTCCAATATTAAATTGGCCAGGGATTGCTGATGCATATTTTGTATACCTAGGTTCATGAAACATTGGTGGTGTAAAGTAAGCCTCAACTGACTCTTCAGCAAAAAACATATAATTTAAACTGTAAGAAACTGTTGATCCAAAAGTTACGCTTGACTGTCTTATTTTTTGTAATTCAATGCAAAGATCTGTAATTGGATTTAGATATTGTTTATTATCTGTAAAATCATATTCATGAGATGAGTTTGTTGCACTTCTTATAACTAAGGTTTTTTTAAGTTTATCTGCAAATGCTGGACATGTAAAAAAAGAACGACCTACGTTTTCTTTATCTTTATTTTTATATAATTCTGAAAACAAGGTTTTAGGTTTAGGATATAAAAACGACCAATCACTCATCATCTGTGTTATTGGATAGTATGGAGACCAATAAATGGTTATTGGATTATTATTTTTTTTCATATACTTTAGTATACCCTACTAACTACTATTTGACAAATACGACATTTCTCTGTAGCCATAAACCTCACAAGATCTCCAATTTTGTCGGGGAACCAATAAGCGACTCATTAACACTGGTCCATAATTGTGACGACATACTAGTATTAATTCTAGCAGATAAACCAATAGACTCCATAACGTAGTTATATCCCCCAGACTTGGTTTGAACTTTGTTCCAAGCCCCATTATTATATATCAAGGTTTGAGAATCAAATATAAACAAATAATAAGTTTTAACCTCATTTTCGGCGGGGACAGAAGACCAATCCTGGTCGGCTTTAGCAAGACACACATAATACTTAGCACTATTATCCACTACGCTAGATATCATGGCATCTAAGGTTTGATATTTTCCTAGCCTGGATCCAGAGAAGGTTAGTGTGTTATTTGCGTATACTCCAGACTTGATAGAGAAACTCTCGCCTGACTCTAAAGACATGTCTACGCTGATGCTATGGCTTCTATTAGGCTGCCAGTCGTTTATCAAACCATTCTCTGTGAAAGTGTTGGCGATAAGTTCTTCTAGAAATTCGCTGGTACAAGGAAGTCTATAAACACTGTGATGTATTTTTAATTTACTTGTCAAACCTTCAATTAGGATTTGCTTAATGTTATCTAGCACAATCCATTATATCCTATATCGGGATATTAAGCAAACATAGATATTACATCCAGTTAGACATTAGTGTGTGTGTCACACATGTTATGTCTTATAGTGGTTTGGTATTTCTATTTTCGGCTTTGTTAATTCCCGCCGAAATTTAATCTCATATGATGATATAATTTGTTTACAATGATGACAGTAGAAGACTGGGCGCGATTAATACTTACAATTCTTTCAATACTTGGTATTGTCGGTGGAGGAATTCGTTGGCTCGTAAAGCATTATTTAAACGAACTTAAGCCGAATTCAGGATCCAGTTTAAAAGACTCCGTTAATCGCTTAGAGGAAAAGACTGACAAATTATTTGACCTTTTGCTTGAACATCTTAAAGATCATTCTAAAAAATAATTTACTATATATTATATATAAAAGATATTTTAAAAACTTTACTTGCTAGTTATTCTTTTTCTTTATATTTTTAAGTATACACTATCAATACCCTGGATTTTACAGTTTATACAGCAGCCAACATAACTATTTGATAACAATTATTTTTATTGCCTGGTTTATAACGTTTTGTTACAATTTATACTGTTTATAACGTTTTGTTATAATATGTCCTATTTGTCCTAATACAATGTTATAATTTTTACGCTGGCACCTAGATTCTAACCCCCACCCCACTGCGTCTAGGTGTCCAGTTTTATTTAATGGTATAATCAATTATCATGTGTGCTCCTACAATAGAAAAATATGGCGCCTCGCCAGCAAATATCCAATGGACAGTAGTCCGTGGAGACACAGCAACCCTGCTTGTAGAGTTTTTAGAGGACGATGAAATAACTGCCTTTGATTGCTCCGACTGGACCTTTAGAGCAACTGCCTACGATCCAATGGGAAATGTATTAGATAACTTAACTGTAACTGTTGATGATAATGAGGCAACAATTACTGCTCCCGCATCAGTCACAGAGGACTGGGGGACAGGATATAATCAGGTAGCAGCAGAGTTAAGATTTGACCTTGAGGTAATTATAGAAGGTGGTAGCGGACCAAATGCAGACACAGTTTGGACTCCAGTTATAGGAACCATATGTGTTTTAAGTGATATGACGCCAGGTTTATAATGCCAATAGTAAAAGTTTCAAACCCTACACCACTTCTCCCGCCAGTAATAAAAATTGGCAAAAAAATATTTAAAACTAAAATAAAGTAGTTAGGATAAGTCATGGCTAAAAGCATGGACTTTCCTCAAAAGAAAAAATATTTAGAAACAATCCAAGAAGTTAGAACGACTGAGTATATTGCCGTTCCTGGAATTACTGGAGAAAAAGGTGATGTAGGGCCAGCAGGTCCACAAGGAGAACGCGGACCAAAGGGCGACAAAGGTGACAAAGGTGATATTGGTAGGACTGGGCCACAAGGAGAGCGTGGAGAGCCAGGAAGGGCAGGGGATGGATACGATAGCCCATCTGGTCAGTATCCTGGTTGGGCCTATTATGCAAATAAAAGTACGCAAGAATATAGGTTAGGTCCAGAAAGAGGAGAAGATGGTTGGGTAAGTTTTTTCTTAGATATAGACGAATCAAAAACCATTCAAACTTATTTACCAAATAATTCTGTTTCTTTACTAAATACAACAGCAAATAATATAAATTTAAAAACCTTAAAAGTTGGGGCTAAGGTAGAAATTAGATATGATTTTTCTTTAGAAACCTACACTCCAAATACAGAGGTTTGGATTAGAACTCTTTTACGAGACGAGGATCTTTCTCCAACTGGATACGTTGGTTTGGTTAAGTATCAGTACTCATATGATATCTCATATTGTCAAACCATCTTTATCAATAGCGACAAAATTAAAAACTATGGAGGACAACCTCAAATCAGAACTGACAATGAAAGTTCTTTTATTCTAAAAGGCATCTATGTATCAGTGTCTTAGTGGTATAATTAAGCAGGAGGACTAATGGCATTTCCAGGCACATATAATTTTAATTACTACCGTGGTGATAGGTATGAATTTGTAATCCGTCCAAAAACTGCAAACGGTGGGGCTTTTGATTTAACAGGCTACAGCGCAAACTTTTTTGTTGCTAATGCAAGAGGAGAAGGTAAAACTCAGTATGAAATGCAGGCTATTGTTGATGGATCTGCAGATACTGTAACTTGTACAATTTTGCCAGGCGCAGGAGAAGAACTAACTGCTGGAAACTATGTCTATGATGTTCAAATAGACTCTGGTGCGACATTAGTCTATACACTTTTAACGGGTACTGTAACAGTAACAGATGATATTTCTGGAGCAGATGATTCATAATGGTTGACGTATTACTTAATACCGATGATGTTGTTGTTATAGGACCACCAGAGTCAATTGATCTATTAGTTGATATTGGACCACAAGGAGTTCGTGGTAGCAAATTTATTGTTGGTTCTGGAGAACCCAATGCACTAACAGCAAGTGGTATTTTATTTGGAAATACTTTAATTTTAAATGATATGTATATTAATACCGCCCCAGGAGAAAATTATGGATATATGTATCAATATATTTCTCAGGCTGGTGCAAATACTTGGGTTCAGGTTTTAAAAGTAAGTCCAGCAATCTATTCGGCTGTAGAAACAATTTCTTTTACATCTGGTGCAGCATCAATTACGATCCCAATATCAAATATAGTAACAGTTAGTGGCTCACCACTTACCGCTTCAAATTTCAATATTCAATTCAGAATTGAAGGAGCAAATCCAATTGCATCAGCAATGGAGATTCCTGCTTTAGCGGGGGCTGGAACAAACTTAGTAATAAATTTTGACGCAGTTCAATATAGCGGTGGTACTTGGTCAGCACTTACTGGAAGTAAGATTGTACATCTATTCATATCTATAGTTTGATATAAAAATGGTATAATCTTTATAGAGGTGACCACATGGCTGTAGAAAATATAGGAAACTTAGTACCAACTAAAATTCCAGCATTAAGTGATGATGCTAACATTCAAGATGCTTTAAAGGCATATCATTATGGGTCGTATGATTTTGACACGGCAGAAACTAATACAGCAAATCTTTTAAATCCATCTATTGCTTATAGCATTACTAATTTACAAACTCAAATTACCACAAAGGCTGCCCTAGAAGTTTCAGCAAGGGATATTTCAAGAGCAAGTACGACTGCACCAACTGCAGCAGCATTTACAGCATTTTCTAATACCATACCAAATGGATATGTTTGGTTAGACACGGATTCATCAGCAGGTGTTGGATACTACTCGGCAACTTCTGCATATACAACAACTGCTCCATCAACAAATTTAGCAAATGGTCTTATTTGGATTAAAAAAGGTTCAAGCCCACTTGAAATGTATGTTTATAATGGCGACACTAGCACATTTGATCAGGTGGTCTAATGCCTACGGTATTTGATTCAGACGGTAAAGCAGCCTACGTATACAATGTAGCAGATGATACCTGGTATCAAGTTTCTGGTAAAACGGATATCTCTGGAACATTTGAATGGACTGGACTTCATACTCACTTATCTAATTTAACTGCTACAGAAAATTTTACAGCAAAAAAAGGAACAAATAATTTTCTTAATCCATCAGCGAGGGATGCAGCAATCACATCTCCAGTGGCGGGAACAGTATGCTTAATAAGGCAAAATTCTGGTGGTACAACAATTAATGAAATTCAATACTACGATGGCAGCAGTTGGCGTACTCTAATTCCTAGTCAAACAGGAAACGCAGGGAAAGTTTTACAAACAGATGGTATAATAACATCATGGCAAAGTGCACCAGACTCAACGGTAACAAGCCTGTTATTTATGGGAGGATAATAAATGCCAACAACTTATAAAGTACTTGGTCAACTAGCACCTGCTGCAGTAACATTATCAACAGCATACACGGTTCCATCATCTACTTCAGCAGTGGTTTCAACAATAACCGCTGCTAACAGATCAAGTGCTGTAGACACTATTAGAATTGCAGTTCGGCCAACAGGAGAAAGTATTGCTAACAAACACTACATTACATATGATGAACAATTAGGTGGAAATGTTACTGCTGGATACACAATCGGTATTTCTTTAGCAACAACAGACGTCATTTCTGTTTATTCAACAAATGGCACAACATCTTTTAATATTTTTGGATCGGAGATTGCATAATGGCTATTAACAAATTTTCAGTTGCACCTGGAGCATTGCCTACATTAAGATATAATTTCACATCATCAGGAACATTAACTGTTCCCGCTGGCGTTAACTATATGTATATTCTGGCTGCTGGTGGCGGTGGCAACGCATCCACTGGTGGATTTGGTTTTTATGGAAATTTCGCAGCAGGTTCTGCTGGTGGCGGTTCTGGTGGAGTAGCACAGGGTTGGGTTCGTGTTGTACCAGGCGAGACTTTAACATACACAATTGCAGCATCACAAGGAGTAACAACCATCTCATCTGCTGGAGATTTTCCATTTAGATTTCAAGGCAATGCTGGAGGTAATGGATCTACTAGTGGTGAAGGTGGCCAAACAGTAGGAACAGCAGGAACTGCATCAATCTCTGCACAAGCATTACAGTTTGTAAATGCTGGACTAGGAACACTTCCAACAACAACAATAGGACTTGGAACTGCACCACACTACTCTGGCGCAGGTAACGGTACCGCTGGGCTTGCTGGAGGCGGAATTGCTACTGGTACTGGAGGAACAGGTCTTGCTGGAGTCCCAACTGCTCAAGGAGGTGCTGGAATTTCAGAAATTGCAACTACTATAAATGGTGGAGTAGGTGGCGGTGGCGGTGGCGGTACATGCCCTACTAATGGTGCGACAGTTGGCGTTGGTGGCGCTGGTGCCGTCAGAATTTACTATTAGGAGAATAAAAAATGAAAATATTTGCAATAATAAAAGATACCGTGGTTGTTAATAAAATCATTGCTGATTCAAAAGAATTAGCAGAAACTCTTACTGGACTGTTGGGTGTAGAAATAGAAGATCCACGAGTTTGTGAAATAGGCTCATCATATGTAAATAATGAGTTTAGAGATCCAGCCCCGTATGCTTCTTGGACATATAGCGAAGAATTAAATGAATGGGTTGCTCCAGTAGCAAAACCAGAAGATGAAAACTTCTATGTTTGGTCAGAAGCAGATTTAAACTGGACAAGGGTAACAGAGTAATATATCTTTATAAATAAAAAATACCCCCAAGGCATTTAGCCAAGGGGGTTATTTTTTTTATTAAATTATTGTTTACATGGATACTTGTTGTACCATTCTTGATACCTTTTTCCATTGATGGAACTCCATGCAGACCAGTCTTTTCCACCCTTGGTCATGTGAAGAGCAATTTGTGCGTTGACTACTGGGTTTAATAACTCAGCATTTGAGTCTAACTCAAACTTTTCTCTACGATCTGACCCTAATTCTCCAAGCATATTTATTTGAAATACACCATAAGAACTATCTCCAGTTTTTACATTACCGTTGAAAGCAAGAGGACGACCATTAGACTCTGCCTTTGCAATAGCACAAGCAGACCTTAAAGTCTTTCCCTCAAACCCTACATGACGTAACATATCCACCAGTTGCTCATCAGTTAAATTATGAGCATTTTCATACTTTTCTAATTTTTTCTCTTTAGAAACCAAAAAGGCCACCTTTTGGGTGGCAGACTTAACGGACTCTTTAATTAGTAAGTTGTTTTCGTTCGTTGCATTTGCAGCCCCTGAAAAAACAGTACCACAAATAACCAACGACAATACCCCTAGCCAAACATTTGCTTCTCTCATTGTAAAATACCTCCTAGAGAACAAATGCTACCAAGTAGGTAGCATGTATTAATTATAACACGAATTTGGCAATAGAGTCAAGTTTGAGTAATAAAATATAAAAATATTTTAAATATCATATTAGTTGATGGTATAATGATATAACTATGGCCGCCTTATATAGAAATACCGATGAATCTGCAATGTCGCCTCAGCCAACGGCTCCTGCAACATATAATCTTGGCAATATACCACCACTTGTAAATTGGACGGTAGTCGTAGGAGATAGTGCTTCTTTTAGAATTTATGTAGAAGATGATCTTGGAAATGAATTAGATTATACAAATGATGAAAGCGGAGATATTACTGGCTGGGATATAAAAGCAGATTTTAGAAGGTATTCAGACAATGTCGGAACCGACTTAGTATTTAGTATAACTCCATATGCAACAGTCTTTGATGATCCAGGAGAATTCACAGTAACCATATCACCAGAACAATCTAAACAACTAAAAACTGGCGACGTATTTGATGTTCAACTATCTGACGCTACTCGTGTTTGGACGGTATGTCAAGGTGAAATGATCATGATAGGCGAAGTTACAGATCAGAGTTAATAAATGGCTACCACAAGAATTAGCAATATATCAAACCCCATTTCTATCCAAGACATAAAACCAACAAAAACCCTCTCTAATATAAAACCCTTTAACTCAACAGCATCTAATGTTGCTTTAGGTACAGTTCTTGCTATTGCTACATTAACCAATACCGTCGCAGTTTCTGATTTAAAACCAATACCGTCAAATTTTCAAAAAGTAGACTATGCAAAAGTTATTACGCCATCATCGGTTTTACCTTTTAGACTTACAATTACAAACATTGGTATTGAAGGATACGATCCAGCAAATCCTCCTGGAATTGGTATTCAGATAATTGGTTTTTCTAACTATATACTTTAACATAATGATATAATGGCCCTATGGCAAAGATATCAACCACCAACGTAAAGGCTCTGTTTCAAACAGGCGATAGACCAACACAAGAAAACTATATAGATTTAATTGATAGTACTTCTGCTAGGTCTACCGATCTTGGATCAGATGGCAATAACGAGTTAACAATTAATGGAATTGAGAACTCAACAGTGTTTGATAACTTTACCGCAAGCGAGTGGAGATCAATGAAATATATGATCTCACTAAAATATGTAGCAGGCGGAGCAAACAAATACGCTGTTACAGAATTAACAGTATTGAATGATGGATCAGATGTATCTGTTAGTCAATATGGCACTATTGAAAATGATGGGAATATTGGCACCATCTCTGTTTCAAAGGCTGGAGACACAGTTTCATTAACTGTGGTTCCTGTGGGGGGAAGTACACCTATAACTCTACGCTATTTGCGTATGGGATTAAAGGCCTAACCAAGGAGATAAAAGATGGCAACCGTAACAAAAGATTTTAGAGTAAAATCGGGACTGATAGTTGAGGGATCAACTGCGACCGTTAATGGAAAAAACGTAATCACAGCAGGCATTGTAGATGCTAAAGGTGATTTATTAGTAGGTAGTGCAGATGATACAGTTATTAGATTACCCGTTGGTGCAACTAATGGACACGTTTTAACAGTAGACTCAAACGAAGCATCAGGATTAAAGTATGCAGCACCAGCAGCAGTTGGTGTATTTGATACAAGCATTAGTTTTGAAGGTGCAACAGCAGACTCTTTTGAAACAACTGTTCAAGTAGTAGATCCAACAGCAGATCGTACAATTACAATTCCTGACATAACTGGAACATTAATTACATCTGGTGATACTGGCACAGTTACAGCAACAATGCTTGCTGCAGATTCAGTAACCACCGCAAAGATTTTAAACGCTAACGTAACAGCAGCAAAACTTGCTTCAGACTCTGTAGAGACAGCAAAAATTGTTGATGCTAACGTAACAGCAGCAAAACTTGCTGCAGACTCAGTTACAACTGCAAAGATTGTTGACTCAAATGTAACAGCAGCAAAATTGGCTGCAGACTCAGTTACAACAGCAAAGATTCTTGATGCTAACGTAACAGATGCAAAACTTGCTTCAAACTCAGTTACAAATGCTAAGATTGCAGATTCAGCAGTTGATACAGCAGAGATTGCAAATAATGCAGTAACCACAGCAAAGATTACAGACTTAAACGTAACCACTGGTAAACTTGCAGATGGCGCAGTAACCACAGCAAAAATTACAGATGCTAACGTAACTGCTGGTAAACTTGCTGCAGACTCTGTAGAAACAGCAAAAATTGTAGATCAAGCAGTAACTTCTGCAAAGATTGCTAACGATACAATCGTAGATGCTGACATTAACTCAGCAGCAGCAATTGCACAGTCAAAGATTTCAGGACTTACAACAGACCTTGCAGCCAAACTAGCACTTGCTGGTGGCACAATGTCTGGTGCAATTGCAATGGGTACAAACAAGATCACAGGTCTTGGTACACCAACTGATGGAACAGATGCAGCAACAAAGAATTATGTAGACTCAGCAGCACAAGGTATTGATTGGAAAGCATCAGTACGTGCAGCAACAACTACAGCAGTAACTCTTGCATCCGATCTAGAAAACGGAGACACTCTTGACGGAGTAACTCTTGCTACTGGTGATCGTGTTCTTGTTAAGAATCAGTCAACTGGTTCAGAAAACGGTATCTACGTAGTTAAGGCATCTGGTGCTCCAGATCGTTCAACTGATGCAGATACAGGTGCAGAACTTACTTCAAACTTTGCGGTATTTGTAGAACAAGGAACCACAAATGCTGATCAAGGTTATGTATTAACTAACGATGGTGCAATCACAGTTGGCACTACAGCGCTTACATTTACTCAGTTTACTGGTTTGGGACAAATTGTTGCTGGTACAGGATTAGACAAGACTGGAAACACTCTTGATATTGATTCAACTGTAGTAACATTAACAGGTACACAAACCCTTACAAATAAGACACTAACGTCACCAACATTAACAACTCCTGATATTGGAACTCCATCAGCAGGAACTTTAACAAATGCAACTGGTCTTCCAGTAGCAACTGGTATCTCAGGTCTTGGAACTGGCGTAGCAACATTCCTTGCAACTCCATCTTCTGCAAACCTTGCATCAGCATTAACTGATGAATCAGGATCTTCAACAGTAGCATTTACTAACAGTCCAACTTTTGTTACACCAACTCTTGGTGCAGCAGCAGCGACAAGTATTGCTCTTCCAGATGCTCTTGTTGGTTCTGCTCTTGCTACCGCTTCAACTTCAGCAACAACAATTGATACATGGTCAGCAACAACATACTCAAGTGCTAAATATATCGTACAAATGAAAAAAGGTACTGATATTGAAGTAATTGAATTACTTGTTACAGTTGATGGATCAAACAACGTTTACTTAACAGAGTATGCAGATGTAATAAGCAACGCTGAACTAGGAACAACTAACGCTGTTTACAGTGGTGGAAACGTTCTTCTTCAGGTAACTGGTGCAGCAGTAGATACTGATGTTAAAGTACACAAGATTTATATTGAGGCATAACTAGAATAGAGGTCGGAAGTGGTAACAGTAAATAAAGACTTCAAAGTAAAGCACGGCATTATTGTAGCCGATGGCGGAACTTTTGGATCAACAGTCACAGTTGCCACTCCTACTCAAAATGCTCATGCAGCAACAAAACTTTATGTAGATACTGCAGTTGGTTCTCCAACTATTGGAACAACACAGCCAGAAACTCCAGCAAATGGAAATTTATGGTTTGATACAGTAACAGAGCGTATTCACGTATACTACAATGGTCAATGGATTGCAATTGCTACCCTTGAAGATTCTGAAACACTGCCTGATCATATTCATGACACAGCAATTGATGGAACTGGATTAGTTGTAAGTAGATTTATTGATGCTGGGTTTTATTATGAACCTGGAGTTCTTGTAAGTGCTGGACTTTACAACACTACAGAATTTGAAGCAACGTACGACGGCGGAATAGCAACAGATAACTTTAACTAATTATCTGTTATAATATAACTAAGTATAGGGAGTAATAAATGGCAACCAGAATGCAACAGCGTAGAGGAACTGCAGCGCAGTGGATCTCTACAAACGGTGGAGCAGGACCAGTATTAAATGCTGGCGAAATGGGTTGGGAATCAGATACAAATAAATTTAAAATTGGCGATGGTGTCAATAACTGGACAAGCCTAGACTACTTCTCTGACATTAACTCTACTGTTAATCCCGCTTTTGGTTCAAGCATTACTTTTGAAGGCGCTACCGCAAATGATTTTGAAACAACTCTTGCAATAACAGATCCAACTGCTGACAGAACAATTACTATTCCAGATGTTACTGGTACAGTTATTACAACTGGTAACCTTTCAGACATTACTAATATTGGAGTATTTACTTCAACAATTACAATGGAAGGTTCTACAGCAAATGACTTTGAACTTACAATTTCTGCAGGTGACCCTACCGCAGATCGTACAGCAACTTTTCCAGACGCTACAGGAACAATTGTTCTTGATAGTACAACTCAAACATTAACTAATAAAACTATTGCATTTGGTTCAAACACAGTTACTTCAACTCTTGCTCAACTAAATACCGCAATTAGCGATGCAGATGTAGCCTCACTTGCTGGTTCAGAAACACTTACAAACAAAACCTTAACAACTCCAGTAATATCAAGTATTACAAATGGTGCTGCAACATTAACACTTCCAACATCAACTGGAACTATTGCACTTACCACAGACATTCCATCAGGAGTTGTGACTGAAACTGGAACACAAACCCTTACAAACAAAACTTTAACTAGTCCAGTAATTACTGGAGCAGTATTTAATGATGGCTCAATCGTTCTTGAAGGTGCTACAGCAAACGATCATGAAACAACTATTACAGTAACTGATCCTACAGCAGACCGCACTATTACTTTGCCAGATGCTACAGGTACTGTTGCTCTTACAAATAATAAGTTGGATGCTTTTGCTGCAACTACTTCAGCAGAACTTCGTTCAGTAATCTCTGATGAGACTGGCACTGGCGGACTTGTTTTTGCTGATACTCCAACACTTATAACACCAAACATTGGTGCTGCAACTGGTACATCTTTGGTTCTTTCAGGGGACCTAACAGTTAATGGTACAACAACTACAATTAACTCAACTACTCTTGCAGTAGATGATAAGAATATTACTCTTGGAGATGTTGAAACACCTACAGATACAACTGCAGATGGTGGCGGTATAACATTAAAGGGCGCAACAGATAAAACCTTTAACTGGGTAGACGCTACAGACTCATGGACATCTTCAGAACACCTATTCCTTTCTGCTACTAAAGAACTTAGATTAGCAGATACAGATTCAAGCCACTATGTTGGTTTTAAGTCACCAGGAACTGTTACAACAAATAAAATTTGGGTACTTCCTGCAGCAGACGGAACAGCAGGACAAGCATTGTCAACTGATGGTTCTGGAAACTTATCTTGGGTATCTGCAGGTGGTGGCGGAGCAGCGTTTAGCGAATTTATGCTAATTGGTGCATAGCACTTAACAAAAAACAAAGCACTAACTCTAAAGTAAAGATTTACACGCCTTAACCAGGCGTGTTTTTCTTTTTAAACTTATGATATACTTAACACTACTTTATAATTCTTAAAGTACTTATCAAATCTTTATTAGAAAGTTGGAAATTTTATGTCAGATACCTTTTCTTTTCGTTTACTAGAAGACTTCGTAGCAAAATACAAAGACACACCAGCACCATTTGGATTCTCAGATGCTGGATCAAACTCTCTTGGCGAAGTAACTTTTATACGCACCTATTCACGTATGAAAGAAGATGGTACAAAAGAAAGATGGTATGAAGTCTGCAAACGTGTAATTGAAGGTATGTACTCAGTTCAAAAAAACCATGCTAAAGAAAATCGTCTACCTTGGAATGACAACAAGGCTCAAAAGTCTGCTCAAGAAGCCTTCCAAAGAATGTTTGAATTAAAGTGGACACCACCAGGACGTGGACTATGGGCATTCGGAACTCCCATGACTATGGATAAGCGTAATTCTGCTTCTTTACAAAACTGTGCAATGGTCTCTACTCGTGATCTTGATCGTAATGACCCAGGAGCCTTATTTTGTTGGGTAATGGACGCATTAATGTTAGGTATAGGAGTAGGGTTTGACACTCTTGGACAAGAAAAAGAGATGGTAATCTACGCACCAACTGAGCCACCAGCAGTATATGAAATTCCTGATACTAGAGAAGGATGGGTTGAATCTGTAAGATTATTAATAAATTCATACCTCCGCCCAAATCAACCTATACAACAGTTCACCTATGACCTTATTAGACCGTTGGGGGCACCTATCAAGGGTTTTGGCGGGGTAGCCAGTGGACCAGCACCATTAATAGATTTACATAACCGTATTACAAAGGTTGTAGGATCTAGAACAGGAGACAAGTTTGATTCTCGTGCAATTGTAGATATTATTAATCTTATTGGTACTTGCGTTGTTTCTGGTAATGTTCGTCGTTCCGCTACCCTCGCTTTAGGAAATGCAGAAGACAAAGACTTTAGTAATTTAAAAAATGCAGAAGTTTTTCCAGAGCGTAATTCTTATAATCCAAAAAATCCAGGGTGGGCTTGGATGTCTAACAACTCTATTGCTGCAGAGGTTGGAACAAACTATGAAGACTATGTTGATTTAATTGCAGACAATGGAGAGCCAGGATTTATTTGGCTTGACGTTGCTCGTAACTATGGAAGACTTGCAGATGCACCAGATGGAAAAGATTATCGTGTAATGGGTTTTAATCCATGTGCAGAACAACCATTAGAATCATACGAACTATGTACATTAGTAGAAGTTCACTTAAACCGTCACGAAGATAAAGAAGATTTTCTTCGTACACTAAAGTTTGCGTATCTATATGGAAAGACTGTAACCCTGATGCCAACACATTGGCAAACCACAAATGGCATTATGCAACGTAATCGTCGTATTGGGACATCTTTAACTGGTATTGCATCTTTTGCAGATACAAAGGGTATGCCAGCAGTTCGTGAATGGATGAACGAAGGGTATAAAAAAATTAAAGCATACGATCATTCATATTCAGAATGGTTGTGTGTCCGTGAATCAATTCGTGTAACTACCGTAAAACCTTCAGGCTCTGTATCACTATTATCTGGCGCTACCCCTGGAGTTCATTGGGGTCCAGGAGGAGCATTTTATTTACGTGCTATAAGGTTTGGAAATACAGATCCAATGCTTCATTTATTTAAAGCAGCAGGGTATAAAGTTGAAGCAGACTTAGTTTCTGCTAATACTTCAGTAGTATATTTCCCAGTAGCATCTGGACATCCCCGCTCTGAAAAGGATGTAAGTCTTTTTGAAAAAATTGGTTTGGCAGCAACTGCTCAAAAATATTGGTCTGATAATGGGGTTTCTGTAACTCTGTCTTTTGATAAAGAAACAGAAAAGAAGCATGTGGCTCCAGCCCTTCATCTTTATGAAGGTGAGTTAAAGGCTGTTTCGTTTTTACCTATGGGTAATGAAACATTTCCGCAACAACCATACAATAATATTACAAGAGAAGAATATAATTCTTACGTAGGCAAAATTGCAAAAATTGATTGGTCTGCAATTTATGATGGCGTAGAAAATCTGGAAGCACAGGGTGAGGCTTATTGCAGCACAGACGCTTGTGAAATCAAACTATACTAGGGGGTATAAATGAAAAAAATATTAGCATCATTAGCAATTTTTATAGCAGTTGCAGCAGTGCTGTTTTCTATAGATAAACCAAAAGATAACTGCATAAACCTTTATGTTGATTATGGAGTTTTAGATAATCAAACAAAGTTAGAAAAATGTGTAGAATCATCTAGCAGCATTCTTGCTTTAGATGTTTTAAAACAAGCCAATCTTAAAATAGAAGGTACCAAGAAATATGGACTAGGAGTAGTTTGTAGAGTTAATGGGTTGCCAGATGAAAAGGTAGAGTCTTGTGAAGTTATGCCACCCGCAGAAGCATATTGGGCAATCATAATAAAAGAAAAACAAGTTATTCCGTTTCCTAGAAAAGAGTGGGGATGGGGACAACTTGCAGTAGATCAACAATATTTAAATTCAGGAGACTCAGTTGGATTGGTTTGGACTGGTCCTAAAGGAGAGTTAAAGTTTCCATGAAAGTTGCATATAAAAAATTCAATAACGTAGTGCAGTTTCCTATACAAAAAAGAAAATCTAGAACTGCTGATTATATAGTTCAACTAACTATAAATCTTGTAGCACTGTACATGGCAAACAGTATTACTATTGATATTTGGCGTTCTTTGACGGGACACTAATGGTTCACCTAACTCGTATTTATACAAAGACTGGCGATGATGGAAAAACTTCTACTGCCACGAATGAGCGAATAGACAAAAGCAGTGATTTAATTGAGGCAATTGGAGCGGTAGATGAAGCAAACTCTGCTATAGGAATGGCAACTGAGTTTCATAATGACATTATAGATAGAATACAAAACGATCTATTTGATTTAGGGGCAGAACTTTCTGGCGCTCCAACAATCGTAATATCAGAAGCAAGAATTACTCATTTAGAAAATATTATTGATGACTATAACGAACATTTAGAGCCACTTCATTCTTTTGTCCTACCTACTGGGGCTATTCATAATGCAAGAACTGTTGTTAGAAGAGCAGAGCGTCAGGTTTGGAAAGTAGAGGGTATAAATCCAAACATTGCAAAGTATTTAAACAGGCTTTCAGACTTACTGTTCGTAATGGCAAGATACCACAATAAGGGTAATGAAAAGTTATGGGTTCCTAAAAATTAGTTTCATCCTGCTATAATAAGGTTATAGGAGAAAAATGTCTAATCCATCAAACTTGTATGCAGAAAAGGTATATTCAGAGCATCCGCTTGTTTTGTGGGCATTAGACGATAAACTTGACTATAAAGGTTTAATCTCTGAAGGACAGCGCAACCTTACAAGTTTGTGGACACCAACAAATGCTGTACTTGCAGCGTCTTCAGAAAATTTGAATGAACCATTTATAGATAGTTCTTTAACTAGAATTAGGGTAAATGTTCCCGTATCAGAAACGCTTGAAGCATCAGTTATTAGCCCTAACATCCTTAACTTTAACACTCTCGCAGACCTTGGAACATTCACTGTTGGATCATATTTTTATTCAAACAGTTTATTTTTACAAACTGTCTCAATAGGATATGAATACACAGATCCATCCACATCAACGATAGTTCAAAATTTAAAAACCTTTACTAGCACACTTTATCAAAAGTGGGGATTTATTTCTGAAACTTTTGAAATTCCAAATGTATCTGCACAACTGAGACTTGTGATTAAAATTAAAGTTTTTGAGGGATCAACAACATCAACAGATAACGAATTTTATATAAATGGTATTACCTTGGGGCAGTGGAATGAAGAATTTAATACATATTCTTTAAACGGAATAACAGAAACTACAGTGCCAACAAGTATAAGCATTTACGGTGGCTATGATGCAGTAGAAGCACAGGCATACGGAGTTGCAGAAGATTCTGGGTACTATATTACTGAAGGTGGTTTGAAATGTAAAAATGCAGGCATTCCTTTAGTTTATGGTGCAAGCGGAGTAACACGATTAGAACCAAACACTGACGCATCTTTGATACTTCCAGGCAAAGGATTTTTAAATAAAAAAGGACAATATAACGATTATACAATTGAGTTCTGGGCAAGAATAGCCGTAAATACATCCACACCATTTAAAATATTTGGACCAATAGCATCAGAAGATGGATTGTATGTTGAAGATGGATTTTTAACATTAGTTATTAGTGATCAGTTTGCTTCACACTTCGTTGGTGAATGGTTTAGGCCAATGCTTATTCACATTCGTTTAATTAAAAATTCTGCATCTTTATTGGTTAATGGTGAAGAAGTTCTATCTCTATCTTTAGATACCGCAACTTTAACTCTTCCCGAAGAACTTGATAACAGTGGAGATAGCCAAGACTGGGTAGGGTTTTATGCAAGCAATAACGTCTATCCTTTTGAAATTGATTGTGTTGCCATATACTCTTATCAAGTTCCAGTTACAGTTGCAAAGCGTAGGTGGGTCTACGGACAAGGAGTTGTTTCTGCAGAAGGAATAAACTCATCATATGGAGGAACAACTGCTTTTATAGATTATCCATTTGCAGATTATACTGCTAACTATAATTACCCAGATTTTGCTAGATGGGATCAAGGAAGTTTTGATAACCTATCAACTAATCAAACAAGTTTAAGAACACCAGAGTATGCCTTACCAGAAATATTTTTAGGAACAAAAACATTGCAAAACCTATACGATGATAACAAAGATGTACAAGATAACGAATCTGGTCCTGTTATTACCGATAAGTTTTTGTCTTTTAGGCCCAACAACACCTGGAACTCTATTGAATCATACATTAATTTTCCAAGATTTAACTTGTTGTCAAGCGAAGTTGAGAGTTGTTACGGCGTCTTCAGTTCTCATAACTTAGCATCAGATGAAATATTATTTAAAATATACAATCCATTAAACAATAACTATTTTACAATTCTTAAAGACGGAAATTTAATCAAATATTCTTTAACCTATAACGGAACTACTCAACTATTATTTACTTCTAGCGCAATAACCGCTAATAGCCTTTTTGCAGTTGGATTTAATATAAAAACATTATCAGAAAAATTTGGCAGTAACGTAAGTTCATTTTTTGGAAATCAAAGTTCATTAAAAATGTATGTGTGCGGAGATGACTCTGGAGACTACACCTTTACGGGAAGACTTTATTCTATTGGGCTAGGAACAACATTAAATTCTACAAAAATAACAACCTATATTGATACAAATGGATTTATTGAATTAGACAAGGGTCAACAATTAGTTGATCACACAGCCAGTTATACAATTCTTCCATCAGAGGCATATGAAAAGTATTTCTTGGATATAGGCGTTGCGGGGTACTGGCAAGACTATCTGCCACTTTCTTACTTTGCTCAATTTGTAAAAAATAATAATGGTGAAGAATTTTATGAGATAGACTTTTTACAATTTAATATAGGATATCCAACAACAACAACTTTACAGCAAGAGTCTGGAACAACATCTTCTTATTACAATACAGATGGCGCACAAATAAAAAGTTATGTAACATTTCAGTATGTTGCAGATGGTGCAAACGTTCCTACCTCTTTTGCTAATGAAGAGCAGCCAGATGAGTATAAAGTCCTTGACTTAAATAATTACGAAGACTGGGAAACAACAAGATTTGAGATTTTAAATAATACATTGATTTATCCAATTAAGACGGTAGACTTTAATAGACTTGCAATTGTCTATAGTCTTGAATTTAACAGTCGTGGAATTTTAACTAAGCCAATTTTATTAAATAAATTACAGTTGGCCTCTCAAGCATTTAACGACAATTCTTTTAATCCAGTAGGAACAAGGTTTGGAGTAGATCTATTTCCATATAAAAAGAATGGCATTTATTTTGACTACAAGTCTAAAAATCCATTTAGCATATATAAAGAAAGCACTCCATACCTATACCTGACAAAGACATCTGGAATTGAAGTACGTGGTGAAATAAATATTTTAGAAAATCGTGGACTAAATCTTCCGATTAACAAAGAGTTGGCAACAGACTATAAGGTCAGCGCTATGCAATTGTGGTTAAGATATGACCAAGATGCGTTTCCAGTAACTGCAACAGAGATTTTTGAAATTAACCATAAGAGTGGAACTCTAAAGTTTTACCTACAGGCAAACAGCGCTGACTTAGATAGAGGTAGAATATTTGTTTTAAATCAAAATGGTGTTCCCTACAATGGTGTTGGATTTTATTTAAATGGTAGCCTAGTAAGAGAGCCAGTACTATCTCTTAAAGAATGGTCATCTATAGGTATAGCATTTTTAACCTCTCTTGTCTATAACTCATATCTTGGAAGCATAAATTTGACAGGGCCAATACTATTTAATAACATTGCATATTATCAGGCAAACAGCCTACAAGAGGTTGAAAGCAGAACATTTAGACCTTGGTTTCAGGTACTAACAGACGGTATCACAACAAATGATTGGCAGTTCTGGTTTAATAACTTTACTTGGGACGGAATGTTAGTAATAGGATCATCAGAGTTCTATGGTATTAATCCCTCAGATATTTATAAAACATATATAGGTACAAATAAGATAATCGTTGATGATGGAGAAGGCCTAGTTTATCAACCTGAAAAATTAAATGTATATGCAGATACTGAATGGTCAACAAACGTCTCTACACCTGTATAGTCTGATATACTTATGGTTATGGAATCTTTAATTAACCCAAAAACTGGTAAACCTTATGTTAAAAATGTACGTCGTCAGGTAATAGATAAGCATTATGACTGGGGTCTTTACGTATATAAGACATCTACTGGTAAATGGTTTACAGACGAAGAAGGCTCAGTTTTAAATATACCGTCCGACCGTGGAGATCTTTCAAAAATTGCAGAATTAAAAAAAGTTGCAATGCATCACGGAGATGATGGACTTGGTAAGGCTGTATTTGTTCCAGGGCTAACTCAGGTTAGTGAAGAAGAATATTCCGAGCAAAAGGCAAGATTAAAAGAAGGATTAATTCCTTCAATGAATGACTTAGGTGCTTGGCATGCAGCACAACAAACATTAGAAAAGCATGGAAGAGGGGCAATGGATGAGTGAAGAACAGTATATCCGTGCAAGTCTTAATACAGAAGAAAAAGAAGACAATATTTTTAAATCACATGATCCTTTTAATAAAAGTTGGGATGTTTTAAAAGATTACGTTGGACTTGATCAAAACTTTCGTCGTAGAACAACACGCAATTTAACAAAGTATGCTGCTCCAGAATTTAACGCTGCTTACTTAGATGCAGCAAACGCAACACCATCTGGAGTGAATGCTGGATCAAAACAAATAAATCCTGGCACGGTATATAGAAATGGCTACGGACTATTTGATGTAATAACTCCTCCATATAACATGTATGAGTTAGCCAACTTCTATGACACATCATTTGCTAATCATGCTGCTATTGATGCTAAGGTAGAAAACGTTGTAGGTTTGGGATATCGTTTTGATATTTCAGATAGAACGTTGTTAAGGTTTGAAATGAATGAAGATTCAAGTGCGGTAGACCGTGCTCGTAATCGTATTGAAAGAGCCAAGATTCAACTACGTGATTGGCTAGAAAATTTAAATGATGATGATAGTTTTACAAAAACAATGGAAAAGGTTTACACAGATCTTCAGGCAACAGGTAATGGATTTATTGAAGTAGGTAGAACAACTGCTGGAGAGATTGGTTATGTTGGACATATTCCAGCAACTACCGTTCGTATACGACGCTTGCGTGATGGCTTTGTGCAGATTATTGGTCAAAAGGTGGTTTACTTCAGAAACTTTGGGGCAAAGAATGCAAACCCTATGGGAACAGATCCACGTCCCAATGAGATTATTCATTTAAAAGAATACTCACCTTTAAACACATTCTATGGTATTCCAGATATTATTGCAGCAATGCCATCCCTTATCGGAGATCAACTTGCAT